ATTGCAGTAATCTAAAAAAAAAAAATTATGACAATCTTACTAGCACTCTTAGGTACTGGCGTATTTCTCATCTTCAAGTATCCTCTCTTTCTGATTGGGAGGTTCTTCGGATGGATACTTGTAGGGTGGTCCGCGCTTCTCATCCTCAAACTTCTATCCTAAATAAGGGTAGGTGAAGGACCAGATACATTTTTTTATGTCATATCGAGTCAAAGCAACTACGACGGGCGTGATCTTCTGTGACAATATCCCGACACGGGAGGAAGCAGAGCGTCATATATTGTCCATTAGTGGGTTAATCGCTCTGACTGGTATACATACAGACTATAAAGTCGAAGATTTTAAAATCGAGAAAGTTAAAGATAACTGACTTGACATTTTATTTTTACTCATCTAAAATTGAACTGAACACAAGGAAAACAACTAATGTCAAAAGGATTTGTAGTCAAAGCAAATAACCCTACAGCAGGTAATAAAGGACCTGAGTGGGACTACGACAAAATTAAAGAGCGTTGGAGGGGCAAAAAGATTGTCTTCTGTCTTCCTGGTCGTGGATGCTCATATACATTTCTTAAGAGCTTTGTCCAACTATCGTTTGACCTGGTTCAGAATGGAATGAGTATTCAAATCAGTCAGGACTACTCATCGATGGTTAATTTTGCCCGTTGTAAGGTTTTGGGTGCAAACGTTCTCCGTGGTCCCAATCAAAAACCTTGGGATGGCAAACTAGAATATGACTATCAACTTTGGATTGATAGTGACATCGTATTCAGTACTGAAAAGTTCTGGCAACTAGCAGACGTTGCTATTCCTGCAGAGGGTGATGAGAAAGAGATTGCAGCAGGTTGGTATATGACTGAAGATGGTCGTACTACATCCGTTGCTCACTGGTTGGAGGAAGATGAATTCCGTAAGAACGGTGGTGTAATGAATCACGAGACTGGAGAGTCCATCAGCAAGCGTAAGAAACCCTTTACTGTTGACTACACTGGTTTTGGTTGGGTGATGATTAAGAACGGCGTCTTTGAGCGTATGGAGTATCCTTGGTTTGCTCCTAAGATGCAGCAGTTTGAATCTGGTGCTGTACAAGATATGTGTGGAGAGGACGTGTCCTTCTGTCTCGATGCTAAGGAACTTGGTATTGAGACCTGGTGTGATCCACGTATCCGTGTTGGTCACGAAAAGACTCGCGTTATTTGATTTAATAGGAGAAACAGATTATGGCAAAAATGAAAAAGTCCCTCTTGGGCAACTTGATGATCGAGTCTACACCAAAGAAGACTCGTCAGGGTACTGGTAAGCATACAAAGTACGCAGCATCAAGTTGTAACGCAAAACAAAAGCGTTATCGTGGTCAAGGTCGTTGATATATATGACTCTCCTTCGGGAGGGTCTTTTTTTATATAAATTAATATAGACGAGTACTTCCAGAAAACAGCAAAAGAACGGAGTAATGACTCCGACACCGAACAACCCGAGGACCCAACAGATGACAACTAACCAAAATTCAGATATGTATAAGGCGTGGAAGAAGTCGCGACTAATTAATGATTATTGGTCAAGTAAGACAATCCAAAAGGAAAAGGAACTCAGAGAGGTTGTTGGTGACAATATTGATGAAGATGGTGTAGAAATGTTGAACGAATAAAAAACTTATATTTACTATAATAAATAAGGCAGAAGGAGTCTCAATCTCATACTCATGCCTGTCGAGGTCACACAACGCACATCTAGAGGATTTAAGGACATCAGTATGTCCTTTCAAGAGAATCCCCTGACAAATGACCTCATTCCATTGAAGAATGAGAATGCCATTGCTCAGTCGATTAAAAATCTGATTTTAACATCTCCAGGAGAAAGATTCTTTAATCCCAATCTTGGATCTGGTATTTTTGAATCACTTTTTGATAACATTGATTTTATTTCTGCAACTCAGCTTCAAGCATCGGCTGAGAATATAATTAATACATATGAACCAAGAGTGAGACTCATTGAAGTCAAGGTTGATCCGAGACCCGATGATAATGCCTTTGTCATGACAGTCAGTTACGAAATTGTTGGCATTAATGCTGCAGCACAATCTCTATCATTTCCACTCACTAAAATAAGGTAGATATAAATGCCTCTAGTTAAGTTCGCTAATTTAGATTTTGATCAAATAAAACAATCCATCAAGGATTATATCAAATCTAATTCAAATTTTACTGATTATGACTTTGAGGGATCAAATCTCTCGGTCATTATTGACACGCTTGCCTATAACACGTACATTACGTCGTTTAATGCAAACATGCTCAGTAATGAGGTGTTTATTGATAGTGCTACGTTGAGAGAAAACGTAGTTTCTCTTGCAAGAAACATTGGATATCTGCCAAGATCACGAAGATCTGCAAAAGCAAACGTATCTTTCTTTGTTGATACCTCTACATTATCATCAAATCCTCTGACTTTGACACTCAAAGCAGGAATTGTTGCAACTTCAGGGCAAAAATTTGGAAATGAGTCGTTTGTATTCACGATTCCAGCGGACATTACCGTCCCAGTTGTAAATGGAATCGCATCTTTTGACAATATCACGATTTTTGAAGGCAATTATATCACCGAAAATTTTACAGTTGACATTAATATTCCAAATCAACGGTTTGAACTTGGAAATCCAGACGTTGACACGTCAAATCTTGACGTAAGAGTCTATCCAACACAACAAAGTAACTCATTTGTCAAGTACAATTTGAAAAATGACCTCTTTCAGGTCACTTCAACGTCAAATGTATACTTTTTGCAAGAGATTTCAAACCAAAGATACGAACTTTTCTTTGGAGATGGTGTTTTTGGCAGAAAATTAGACAACAATAACTACATCGAAGTAAATTACACCGTCTCAAACGGTGTAGATGGTAACGATATCTCCAATTTCAGTTATGCTGGACGCATTTTGGATAATAATGCGACGGTTGTAACCTCTGACATCTCTGCATTGACTACAAACTCATCATCATCAGGTGGTCAGGAAATTGAATCAGTCGATTCTATCCGAAAATTTGCTCCAAAGAGTTATGCTGCTGCTGATAGAGTAGTTACAGCAATGGATTATGAGGCAATCATCCCTCAAATCTACGGAGAGGTTGAGTCAATTTCTGCTTTTGGTGGTGAAGTGTTAAATCCACCTCAATTTGGACGAGTTTTCATCTCAATTAAACCAATCAACGGTCAATATTTGTCAAACTCTGTCAAAGATAACCTTATTGAGCAACTTAAGCAGTATCAAATTTCTGGAATTACTCCAATTATCCTTGATACCAAGTTTATTTACGTTGAATTTGATACAACCGCTTACTTTAACCCATCTCTCGCGCCAAATGCGGCATATGTAAAAGCAGCAGTTGCTAAAAATGTCGAAGATTATGCAAATTCTACAGAACTCAACAAATACGGTTCCAAATTTAGGTATAGTAGGTTTACAAGAATAATTGACGAGTCTGATAACTCCATTACTTCAAACATTACAAACATCAATATCAGAAGAGACTTGGTTCCACAACTAAGAGTCTTTGCTGAATACGAGATTTGCTTTGGAAACTCATTCTGTGTAAATCCAAATGGACACAATATAAAAACTTCAGGATTTAATGTCACTGGTATTGCTGATACTGTATATTTCTCCGACACTCCAAATCAAGATCTTAAGACTGGATCAATCTTCTTGTTTAAGGTTGATACAGATACTGATGCAGTTATTCTACTCAAAAATATCGGAACTGTTGATTATGTTAAGGGCGAAGTTTTGCTTGCTCCAATCAAGATTCAATCAGCAGTTAAATCTAATGCGGAGGGACCAATTATCGAGGTCTCTGCAAAACCTTCTTCCAATGATGTCATCGGAAAAAAGGAGTTATATCTGCAACTAGATATTAATAATAGCACAATTAATATGTTAGCTGATAACATTGCTTCCGGTGCAGATATCTCTGGATCGAACTTTGTTAAAACAGCAAGTTGTGGGAAAACTGGCAGCCTTATCAGAAACTAGAAGTAAATCATGGTCAATAAAGGGGTTAAAATCAGCACGGTTGTCGAGAGCCAGCTGCCATCTTTTGTAAGAGCATCATATCCTCTTGCCGCAGAGTTTTTAGAGGAATATTACAAGTCGCAAGACTCTCAAAGTCTTCCGGCAAACATTATTAATAACATTGATCAATATGTTAAGGTTGACAACCTTACAAACTTAGTTACACAAGCGTCTCTAGGCAGTTCTATTTCGTTTTTCGATACGACGCTTAAGACTGACTCTACAGAGGGGTTCCCGAGTCAATACGGTATCATACAGATTGACTCTGAGATCATTACATATACTGGTATCACTACAAACTCCTTTACTGGTTGTGTAAGAGGATTTAGTGGTATCACTTCTTACAGAGCACCTAATAAATCAGACGAACTTATATTTTCTGCCACAGATACTGCAGAACATTCAAGTGGTTCAACAATTAATAACCTGAGTATTCTGTTTTTACAAGAGTTTTTGAAAAAACTCAAGAGACAGATACTTCCGGGGTTTGAGGATAGAAAATTATATGAAGGATTAGACCAGAGTCTCTTCCTTAAAGAGGCAGATAGTTTTTATGACTCTAAAGGTACAGAGCAATCCTATGAGATTTTATTTCGTGCTCTCTATGGCAAGGATGTTGAGTTAATTCGACCTAGCGATTACCTGTTTATTCCATCAGATGCTCGTTATCAACTTGTAAACAACTTAGTTGTTGAAGCAGTTGATGGTAACCCCGAACTCTTGTTTAATAAGACTCTTTTTCAGGATGCTGATCAATATAATAAGAGAGCAAGTGGTTCAATCAGTAAAGTTGAGAAGATTGAACGTGGAGAAAAGACATATTACACGATTAGTTTAGACTCAGATTACAATAAAGATATTGATGTAGAGGGTGGTTCAATCAGGGGTACATTTGTTGTTAACCCTAAGACCGAATTGCTTAATTCTGTCTCTATTGGAGCAACTGTTCTTGATGTTGATTCAACCGTTGGATTTGCTGCGACTGGTGAGATTGTTGCAATTTTACATAATGGAACATCCCAGGTTTTAGAGTACCTTTCTAAGTCAACTAACCAATTCTTCGATGTATCTGGTATAACTCAGGCAATGTCTGATGACCAGGAGTTACGTCAAAACTTCGTTGCTTATGGATATACCTCTTCTGCCCAGGCAGACCCCGTACAGGTCCGTATAGGTGCCGTTCTGGAGGAACTGGTAATCCCAGAGGATGTTTACTATACCAATAAGGGTGATAAGATCCAAATCAAGACTTTAGGTGATTTTGATAAGAGTAAAAAGTCAACAGTTTGGCAATATAACCACAAAACAACATTTACTATTGAAAGTATCACCGCGCAATCAGCAGCATTGACTTATGATGTAAAAACTTTTGATGATAATGGAATCTTGCTTGGAGATACTGTAACTCTTACCGACAATACTTCAACTAGCACAACTTTTACTGTTGACCAAATAAAGACTTCAAACACTTTTGTGGTTTCTGGTTCAACACTGGATCCTTCCAAGTTTTACACTGTAACAAGAAGTCTGTCTAAGGGTGATTCAACAAATTATCCATATATCTCAAATTTCATCACAAATGTTCAGAATACATATCTGAATAATGATGATGTATATGTTGCGTCAAACTCAATTCCATGTTATCCCAATCAATCTCTTGCTCCTGAAAATTATAGCGTTAGTTTCTCTGGTACGTTTAGTGGAGAGAACTTAAACATTGGTTCTCATCCATTTATGACTGGAGATGCTGTAAATCTGATTGGCGATGGATTCTCTCGCGCTGCTGGAGTATATTTTGTCAAAGTAGTTGATAATACAACCATCAAACTTGCTGTAAGTAGACCAAATATCTCAACAAATAACTTTATTGAGATAAAAGGTTCCTCAGCAAATGCAAGACTGGTTAAATTTGGATATAAGGGAAAATCCTTACAACCACAGGGTTTATTGAGAAAAATCTCTGATCCAGTTAATGATGGAACGATTGTTGACATCAAATCAACACCAGTAGGTATGTTGGTTAATGGTGTTGAGGTTGGAAGTTATAAAGGTGAAGATAATGTTTCCTTTGGTAGCATTAATACTGTTGAAGTTATTGCTGAAGGAGATGGATATGATATCATCAACCCACCTTTACTGAATATTTCTGATAGTGTTGGAAGTGCAGCAACTGGTAGTGTGTCTGTCAAAGGTGGACTTGTAAGAATTGAAGTTATTGACCCAGGTTCCGATTACTTGGAATTTCCTACAGTTACAATTACTGGAGGTAATGGAACTGGCGCAAAGACAGAGGCAACTCTTGCAGAGTTTATTTACGATGTTACATTTAACTCAATTGCATCTGCAAACCAAGTTGACTTACCTCTCAACACTATTGCAATTGGTGAACTACACAAATTTAGAGATGGTGAGCATGTATTTTACGAAACAAACGGTCTGACACCAATTGGTGGTCTTGAGAGCAACTCTGAGTATTTTATTGGTGTTGTTGACGCATTTAGAGTCAAACTTTATAAAACTCAGACTGATGCTGTAACCGGCAAAAATGTAGTTGACCTGACATCATATGGTGTTGGTGGTCATACTCTCAGAACTGTTGACTTTAGAAAGAAAGTCGGTTCTATTAGAGTTATTGACAGTGGCGAGAACTATGAAAATAAGTTGAGAAAGGTTGCTACAACTGGGATTAACACTGCTAACAACTTAGTCAATATCAGAGACCACGGATATAAGAGTGGAGATATTGTCACTTATGAGACGACTGGAAATGAGATTTTAGGTCTCTCTACTGCTCAGTCTTACTATGTCACTTCTTATGACGATAATCAATTCTATCTGTCTGAAGTTGGCATTGGATCAACTACCAGAGCACAATATTACAACGCAGGAGAGTTTATTGATTTAAGGTCTGTGGGTAGTGGAACTCACGAGTTTAACTACGAACCCATTGAGGTTAAAGTTGAGGGTATTGTTGGACTTACAACTGTTACCACAACCAAGAGTATTATTGTTGACTCCAGAACCATCCGTTCAGGGATTGTTACTGAAATTGCAACTGTAGGACAAACTGACTTTGCTTTCTCATATCCAGCAAGACCAAATAGACCACAACTACTTGATGTCTTTATGGATGGCATCAGGTTGAATGATGTTGACTATGATGCTACATCAAGCACTCAGATAGTCCTACAATCGCCCGCAAACGGCACAGAGATAGTAGAGATGGTAAGTTATGCCTCCTCTGTTAGAACGCAGTACACGGAGGTTACAGCGGGTGCTGGACAAACCAACTATCCATTCATTTATTCGCCAGAAAACCTGGATGTTGTAGTCAATGGCGTAAAACTGCCACAAAGAGATTATGAGTCCGATACAGGAACAACTGTTATCTTAGATTCAGGAGCAGCTGCTGGAGATTCTGTTGAACTGATTGGATATCCTGATGTTATTAGAAAGGAGACCACAATTACTGCTCAGCAGGGTCAAACCAAGTTTACGTTCCCACATCAAATTGAGTACAGTCTGATTGATGTTTACTTGAATGGTACTAAGTTGCCCGTAGAGGATTATGACGCAACAAATCAATCCTTTATTGAACTTAATGAACCAACTATTGCTGGAGATGTTGTATATCTCTCATTCTTTGTATTAAGTGAATTGATATTCCTTGGTTCGGACTTTAATGCAACAGTACAACCAATCTTTAGGGGAAATATTAAGACGGTTGGTCTTTCTGATAATGGCAGTGGATATGGTTCCAATTCGATTATCAATTATAACAGACAACCACTGTTTACATTGAATAGCGGTAAATCTGCAGAGGTTATCCCAATCATTGACCAGAAAACTGGTGGTATTCAAGACGTAGTAATTAAGAATACTGGTTCTGGATACAATGCTCCACCAGACCTTGTAATTGCAGGTGAAGGTCTTGGTGCAATCTTTACTCCAATTGTTAAGAATGGAGTATTGACTGAAATTATTGTTATTAGTCCTGGGCGTGGATATAATCAATCAAATACGACTGTAAGAGTTGTTGCTGCTGGACTTGGTGCAAAGTTTGATGCAAATATTAAGACTTGGACTTTAAATGAAGTCCAGAAACTGATTGAAAGAAATAAAATATCTGCAGATGATGGTGTCTTGTATAATCAAACATCTGGTTCATTGGAGTATACACACTTATATGCCCCAAGAGAACTGAGAAAGCAGGTTTATGGTACTAAGTTTGTAAATGGTATCGAAACATTCTTACCAGATATTGTATTTAATGCTTCAGGTAAAGAAGTTGATAGTACAAGTCACTCTCCAATTATTGGTTGGGCATATGATGGAAATCCAATATATGGTCCATATGGTGTTGATACTCCATCTGGTGGTGTTGTTAGGAGAATGCTTTCTGGTTATACAAAAGATTTAAAAACTGGAAGACCGCCATTATCTGAGTTCCCATTTGGATTGTTTATTGAGGACTTTACTTTTGATAACTCTGGTGACCTTGATGAGCACAATGGTAGATTTGGTATAACTCCAGAGTTTCCAAATGGAACGTATGCTTACTTTATGACAATCTCTGATGATTTTGCTCTGAGTGGTCCATTTAAAAACTTTAAGACTCCAGTGTTCCCATATGTTGTGGGACAATCGTTTAAATCATCACCAATCCTCTTTAACTTCCACAGCACATCAAATCAAAGCAATATTGATATTAACTCAAGTGGTTGGTTTAGAAACACTGACCCATATAAACTTGAGTCAGATTTTGCTGCATATCAATATTTGTTTAATCCAAATAAAGTTAGAAAGCAAACATCAGTTGTAAAATACTCTCAACCTGGTGGTTTGGATAACATTGACATCTACAATGATGGAAAAGGATTTAAGGTAGGTGACAGCATTAACTTCTCTGGCAGCACTGGTAGAGGTGCTTTTGGTAAAGTCTCGAGACTGACTGGCAAAACTGTTACAAGTATTGCCAACTCAACAACATATGTTGAAAGTATTGAGTTTGTATCCCTAGACAACACTGGAAGATTTATCGGTGTTGCACCAGAACCACACGGTTTAAAAAATCTTGATATTGTTTCTGTCACTGGACTATCAACATTTAGAACTGATTTAATAGAAAATACTCAAATTAGACTGCCTGATGCCTCATTATCACTGACTGCTGGCATCTCTACTGTGAGTATCACGGGTTTTGTTACACATTTCTCACTTGCAAGTATTCCTCAGCATCCATTGATTCTGGAAAATGATATTCTGACCGTTGATGATGAGCAAGTAAAAGTTCTCAACGTTGACCGTAATAAATCTAGTATTCGTGTATTAAGAGCACAGAACTCAACTGCTGGTTTCCCACACACTGTTACCTCACCAATTGCACAAGAATCAAGAAGAGTTCAAGTCTCTACAAACTTTAAAAAGTCAGATTCATCACGTCTTGATAGAGAACTTTATTTTGAACCAGAGACAACAGTTGGTCTTGGTGCTACTTGGGGCGTAGGTATTACATCAACACTATTCCTGGGTCAGGTCAATCATCAGTCACCTGTTAGTTTTGAGACCGGAAGTAATACAATTTTACTCTTCCAAAGACCTCAAGATATATCCAACTTTATTGGTGGTGGTTATGTTTCAATTACAAATCCAACAACATCTGGATTTGCGGTTAATAACGCAAAAGTCCTCTCAGTAGGTTCTACATCTATCACTGTTGACTTTGATACTACTACTCTTGTTGGTGGAGGTGTTACTGGATTCCTGAATAGTGTTGTAACTCAAGAGATTCCAACAAGAAGTATCTTTATTGCGGATCATGGATTGACAACTGGTGACAGAGTAGTTTATAACTCAAACGGTGGAACATCTCTGACTGTAAAGAGAGATACTGCAGTAAATACAGCACTGACCCAAGACCAAGAACTCTTTGTAAAAAGAATTGATAATAATATAATCTCCTTTGCTCAAACAGCATCAGATTTAAATCTGGATAAAGGTATCCTGCAATTTGTTGGTCTTGGAACTGATGTATATCACAGTTTTAAAACAGTCAGGTCTGATGTTATTATTGGTCAAATTGAGAAGAATAATGTTACTGTATCCACAGCATCTACACACGGATTATCTCTAAGAGATATTGTTAACATTGATATTAACGTTGGTATTGCTCAAACATTCAAGGTTGTATATAATGATTTTAATCGTAGAACTCTTATTAACCCTGTAGAGTTTACTAATAATGATGTAGTTGTTGCCAGAGATACTATCAGACTTGATAGACATGAGTTCCAAAATGGCGAAAAAGTTATCTTTATTGGAACTACTGGTCAACTTGCAAATGACCAAATTTACTATGTTGTTGTATTTGACAATAATAACATTAGATTGTCTAATACTCATCTTGATGCAACATCATCTTTGCCAATCTTTATTAACTTTAGTACAACATTCAGTGGTTCAATTGCACCAGTGAATCCAGAGATCAATTACTATGCTAATCAGAAAGTTATCTTTGACTTATCTGACTCATCTCTTTCATATACCTCTCCATCTGGTTCATCCGAGTCGTCATTTAATTTTGAGGTCTATACTGATCATACATTTACAAATCCATACCTGACATCAGGAGAACTTGGAATATTTGACATAAAGAAGACTGGTGTAGTTGGCATTGATACAAATGCCAAACTGGAACTTGAAACTACATCATCATCTCCCCAGGTGCTCTTCTATGCACTAACTCCAGTTCCTGGCAGTAGGGGTCCAACTAAGAATACTATCATTCAAGATGATGATAAGATTGTCAATCCAAATTCTTTAATTAGACAATCAGCACTTTATGGTGGAGAGCACGTTGTAACATCTATTGCTGCAACATCATTTACATATACTATTGATAATAGACCAAAGTTTGCAGTCCACGATCCAGAGATATCTATCATATCTTATGATACTGGATCTATCACAGCGATTGGTGGAATCTCATCTATCAGAGTTAACTCTGGTAGTGGTTATATGTCTCTACCAGAGATCAGCACTATTGTATCTGCTGCAGGAACCGAGGCAATCCTTAATGGCATTAGTACCAGCATTGGTAGAATTAAAACTGCAGATATCCAGGATATTGGATTCGATTATCCATCCGACAATAGTGTCAGACCTACCGTAAGAATCTCAAATATTCTTGATATCTCGAGATACTTCTCATTCAAAAAAATTGGAATCTCAAGTGCAGGTGAAGGATACACCAATCCTGCTGATTTGGTTATACTTGATGGTATCACTAATGAAAAAATTGATGAAGTTATTCTCGTTTATGAGTTAGGAGACACTGAGGTTAGTATTGATGAGAATACAAGAGACCTTTACAATGTAGACCCAATTATCATTCCTACTAATAACTCGAATGGTGTTGGTATCAATACTATCACGTACAATACACTAAACAGTGAAGTAACTGCTGTATTGGTTGGTTCTTTTGCAACTGTTGGTGGATTCCCATTTAATGTTGGAGATGAGATTTTTGTTGAAGGTGCTGCGGTACTTGGAACAAATGTAAAAGGATTTGACTCTAAAGATTATACCTATGCATTCTTTACAGTCACCGATATCGAACCCCAGTATGGCGGCGTAAATGCTGAAGTTAAGTATAATCTTGGTGACTACCTGAAGAGTGGAGATGTTGTTGGTGCGTTTGACCCAACTAACTCATCGGCAAGGGTGATTCCTAGAAAGAATATGCCATCCTTCTCTGTTATATTGGAACAAAATGATTTCCTTGATGGAGAAACAATTATAGGTGATAATGGTACTACGGGTGTTGTAGATAGATGGGACCCCATTGCAGGTCATTTAAACATTATTAATCCAACTGGACCATTTGTTAGTGGAGAAGACATTGAGGGACAAACATCTGGAACCCATGCAATCATTGTTAATAATATTGCGTTTGAGAGTTCTTATAATCTTGGATCATCATCTAAAGTTAATCAGGGTTGGAAGAGATTTACTGGTTTTTTAAATAACGATCTCTCAAGAGTTGAAGATAGTGATTACTACCAGTACTTCTCTTATGAGTTGAAGTCCCAGGTATCTCTTGAGAATTGGGACGAACCAGTACAAAGTCTCAATCACCCCGCAGGTTGGAAAAAATTTAGCAACTTGCTAATGGTCAGTAGAGATCTCGCTAATACGGGTATTAGAACTGATCAAGATAACGGAGATGTCTCATCTGTTGTTGATGTCATCAGTAGAGTTGATACTTATTGCCTGTATGATTGGGATCTTGTATCAGAGAATGATTTGTCTATCAATGGAGTTATTTCATCTGATGAGATCATCTTTAATAGTCAACTGATTCAAAACTATTTTGAATCTATTGGCAACAGAGTTCTCAGCATAGATGACATTAGTGATCAGTTTAACAGT